GATATCAAATTAGACAAATGGGGATTCAAGCCAATTGAAACAGTATATTATGCAGAACAGGAGTAATTAATGGCAGTATTTACAGCAATAGGAGCCGCAGTAGCAAGTGCCTTAAGTTTAACAGGTACATTTGCCACTATAGCAGGTATAGGACTTAGTTTTGCAGGTACACTTGTAGCAGGTGTTGTAGCCGCAGGTTTAGGTTTTGCAACAAGTAAATTATTAGGTGTATTTGATGTACCTACGCCAGGCATAGGTACTACACCTGTTAATGGCAGTAAAGTACAAGTAGCACCAAGCACAGATAATAAAATAGGAATTGCTTTTGGTAAAAACTTCATGAGTGGACCTATAACTGATGTAGCAATATCTAATGAAAACCAAACTATGCACTACTGTATACTGTTAAGTGAATACATAGATGGTGCCACGTACTCTGTTGATGATATATACTGGGGTGATGCAATATTACAATTTAATCAACACATAGTTACAGGTTACTCAGATCCTAATGCTACTGCTAACCAAGATTGGAACAATAAAATACGCATAAGAGTATATGCAGGTAGTACAAATAGTGGTGATCAAATATTCCCTTCAGTTGGATTTAAGCAAAGTGCAATCACAATGATGCCACACTGGACAGATATCACAAATTACAGCATGGAAGGATTGGTATTTGCCATGGTTGAAGTGGATTATGATGCAGAAAATGGCTTAACAGGTTTAGGTCAAATGACTTTTGAAATGGAAAATGATATAACCAATCCAGGTGATGCACTAATAAGATATTTAAACAATGATAGATGGGGTTGTGGATTATCAAACAGTTTAATCGATGTAACCAGCATAACAGGAACAGCAAATACCTCAATGAAAGGATTCTGTAATGAACTTGTATCATACACAAACATTGCAAATGTAACAGCCAACATTGCACGTTATGAAATCAATGGTTATTTGAGTACTTTTGATACCAATATGGACAACATTGACAAGATTTGTCAAAATTCAGGTACTTTCTTTGCATTTGATGGCAAGCAAGGCAAATTTAAAACAATACCAAATAGAGAATTGACTACAAATGAATTAGCAAACTGTTTTGTACTCGATGATGATAACATAGTAAGTAAAATATCAGTAAGTAGCACAGAATTATACAACATGTTCAACCAAGTTGAAGTCAGTTTTGCAGATAGAAACAGAAAAGATCAAACAAATACTGTATTCTTAGAAACACCCAGTGGTGATCGTAATCCCAATGAGCCAGATAATCCATTAGAATTCCGTGCAGAATTAGTTAACAACAATATACATGCAGAATTATTAGGAAATATAGAATTAAATCAAAGTAGAAATGGTATGGTGTGTCAATTGACTGGTGATTATAGCACATTACAAATAGATGCTGGTGATGTGGTAAAAGTAAACAACACAGATTTTGGTTTCAATAACAAATTATTCAAAGTAATGAGGTCAAAAGAAAAATTAACTGAAAATGCAATGATAACTTGTGAAATGACTCTGTTAGAATACACAGATACCAATTATGTAGCACCAACAATCACAGAATCAACAAAAAGAACACCAGAAGATGATCCCACAGATATTTTAGATATCAGAGAACATCCATTATACTTGCCGGCTAATGGTTTAGAAAACAAAATGTTTGGTATACCTCAAACAACCACATCAGGTAGTGGTACAGGTGCAAAATTCATTATCAGAAAAGACATAGCATCTGGAGTATACGCAAATGTCACTATAAATCCAGATCAGCCAGGTAGTGGTTATGCAAATGCAGATACTGTTACAATATCAGGAAAGTATTTAGGTGGTTGGGAGCCTGACCACAATTTAAGTTTTCAAGTTGCAGGTGTTGGTGCAGGTGGAGAATTGTCAAAAACACTTAATGGCATACAAAATATCACAGGTAATGCTGTGGTAGTTAATCAAGAGGCATACAGTGGTTCAGTCACTAGATTTAATTTAGCACAATATAGTGCAGGCGGACAAGTAGACTTTGCACCTGCTACTAATGTAAATTTAACCAGTAATACAGCAGTATTTAGAGAAATAGCACCTAGAGTACCAGTTGATTTAGCAAACATTGAAAATGGTACATATACTGTACTCACAAACAGTTCACCACTAGGACAAACACCTGCCAGTGGTTTTGCAGATTTTGGCTTCCGTTTTGGTATAGATGTTAATTTTGCAAATGGTCAAACCATAGAAAATTTTGTAAGCACTGGTCAAACATATGAGAATTTTGATACCATACCAACTGTGGTAAATGCACAAGGCGAGTTTGCAGTAACAGATGAAATGCTAGATGCCACAATCAAAATGGAAGGTTATAACACATTGGCAAATATAGGTGGTAATGCAAACACCGTAGGATTTAAAAACTTAAAATATGATATGTTTAAGGTTAACAGAGGAGATATCAAGTAATGCAAAAAGATTATATAATATATCATGAAACCACTGGTCAAATTAAATTTCATCAATATCATGCCACTGAAGCACAGGTTATTAAATTGTGCAGAGTCAATCCTGGTTTAACATACATGCTAGGTAAATGTCATCCAGATGGTTGCAAAGTAGATTTAAGTGGAGATACACCACAAGTTATACATGTTAACACTGACAACATCATGGCTTGGTTAAGACAAAGACGCACATTGATGTTAAAAGCATGTGATTGGACACAGGCACCTGATTCTCCATTATCAGATAGCAAAAAAGCAGAATGGCAAACATATAGACAAGCACTTAGAGACATAACCACAACATATTCGTCTTTGGAATCAAAAGATGATGTAATTTGGCCAACTATTCCAAATTAAAGATAAATAGTTGTGTTATAATGCTTGTAGCACCTTAGTGTTGCAAGAAGTACCCTTAGGAGGCAAAAATGGCAGGTAGATTATTATCATTCTCCCAGTACTTAGGTGGCGCAGACAATGTCAAAGTACTAGAATTATTCCCAGGAGATCAAAAAAGTTTCACGTATCAATACGGCACAGATGATGTAAGTGGTTACACATTCACCGCAGATTATCAATCAATTTTATTATCAAGTTTGGCTTATGATAGAATAACTGGTGATCCAAATTTCACAGATACCACAGTAAATGGTTATTTCACAAATGCCGCAAATGTAAATGCGGCCACATATATCGATGAGAGCCTTGCTTCAAGTGGAACAGTAACATTCACAATACCAGAAAACAGATACACAGGTAATGTGTTACCTGATGCCAGAGCCAATGTAGTGTGTACAGTAATGAGTTTTCAGTGGGAAACAGATGACACACCGCCTCAAAAAGATAGACATAGATGGGCAATTTTAGAAAGGTTTGACCCACAAGTAGGTAAGAATCCAGGTGATCCTAGCAACGAATCAGATTTCGTATCATTATAGGAGATTAAATGGCATTCTCAAATATAACAGTAACAACTAGTGCAAGTAATGTAACAGTCAGTGAAGATTTAACCAATGTAAGTGTATCCAGCACAATCAGTAACATTGTAGTAGGTCAAACATCCACAGTTTCAAATAGTGTAATTAGATCTGCAATAAGCAACACACTACCTATAACATATAACAGTAGCAGTGGCGTAATAGGATTAGATGCTGTTACCACAATGAGTGATATAGTTTTACCTAAATTATCAGATAATACTGTAAGCACAAAAATATTAACCAGCAATGATATCAGAAGTACCAGTGGTAACATCAGTGCTGACAGTATCACAGCAAATGTAACAAATGAAGCATTTACAGGTAATGTTAATGCCAGTTTCTTAAACATCACAGTTGTAGATAAAACAACGCCACTCCATCCTGACGATATTCCATTTGGTAATGCAAATGTTAAAAGAATATCTCATGCAGATCTCAATACAAATTATTTTGCCAATGTGCTATTTTATCAAGGCGGAGAACCAGCAAATGTCTATCAAACACAATTTAAATTAAAAGATAACCAAGATTTCTTAGTAGATAATGCCAGTGGTGTTAATAATTCATATTATAAAGGTAAAAGACACTCGAGTGCAATTGTTTCTATAGGTGATCACCTACCAATGAACCTAGAATCACCAGATAAAGGATATTTCTTAACACGAACAGGTTATGCAGGTAATATAACTGTAAATGATACAGCAAATTTACCTAACGGTGAGGAAAGAAGTGCAACAGGACCTTTAGCAGGTTTGCCTACAAGCCCATATTCTTCGCCAGCAGGAAGCAATGTAAATGGTGTCTTTAATCAAGGTAATAATCCCAATCAACAGGGCAACCAACAAATAGCACATGCTGGAATTGGTGATGCATTTACGGCTGGTGATAGATACCATGGTGGAGGATTAACTTTAAACAGATTCTTTACATCAATAACTGGTCACGATGATAGAGAAAATGGTTATAGATATCAACCTGCTCAAATAAATGCTCATGCAATAAATCTTCAAGATAGTGCAAACTCATATAACTACTGGGGTAATACACATGTATCTATAGAAGCAGGTATGGGTATACAACATGAAAAAAGTAAACGAAGTAGTGGTATGATTCGAATTCAATCTCAATGGATCTCTGATCACATAGATGGTGCTAACTTCGATGAACCATTCGATGGTACAGAATCTTTTACAGCAACTTCAAATCCTGTATTAGGTGTTGTAGCAAATGCCAGTATAGTATCAAATAAAAATGATATCATATTAACCACAAGAAAAGGTGAAGCACTAGCAGTAGATGGCAAAGGTCGTCATAAAGGCATGAGTGATTCAGCAGGTGCAATATTTGTCAATTCAGGTATAACTGCTAATGTTTCAAATATCACCACACATAAAATTCAATCAGCAAGGTGGAACGGTGATATATACAGTGATCATGATGGTGGTGACGGTTTTGCAAGAGTAAGAACAGATATAGTGTACAGTGATTCAGATGTTGTAACAAAAGACAGTGATAAAACACTAGGATTATTCTTATCACATACACCATATCGACAAGGTTCCCCTAATCTCTCACCAGGTAATGCAAATATTCTTGTAAGTTATGGTAATGTCAGAATAAATGACAAATATAATCTACCCAAAACAGACGGTACTAACGGTCAAGTTATAATTACAGATGGTTCAGGTGTACTATCATTTAGTAATGCAGGTGCTGGACCAACTGGACCAACTGGACCAACAGGACCCGCAGGACCACAAGGAACAAAAGGAGAAGTTGGAGCAACTGGACCACAAGGACCAACTGGCCCAACTGGACCACAAGGAACAAAAGGAGAAGTAGGACCACAAGGAACAACTGGTGCAACTGGCCCAACTGGACCACAAGGAACAAAAGGAGAAGT